CAAGATCCAGTCGAATGCTTATGCTCAGGCGTTGGCGGAGCAGGAGGCGCAGTCTGCTGAGTACGATACGTTTCAGAAGTTTAATGAGGAAGTTGGAACCTATTTCAACGATCCTGAGCTGAAGTCTCCAATGCCTGCGTTGCCACGCTTCAGGTCAAAGGTGTTCAACCAGCAGGCAACTCAAGCGTACCAAGGTCTTCAGCAGTATTCTCCGCGAGCAAAAATCATCAAAGCTCGCGAACAGTTCGATAAACTTAGAGCAAATAGCATCGAAGCGATGCAGAACCAAGGTATCGATGTTTTCGACCCTCAGACCGGCCAAGTTAATGAAGAGGTTTATCAGAAAAATTTGCCGATCATTAGAGAACAGATCAAAGAGAAAGAGATTACAGGAAAACTCACTCCAGATGTTTTTACGCAATTCTCTCTGCTAGAAAAAACAATCCCCCTTCAAGAGCGAATAAAGAAAGCTCAAGACACTGTTGATCAGCGAAAGATAGAGCAGCTTTCTCCGTCTGAGCGCGCTAAAATGCGTTTGTCTGAAAGAGCTGTTAGCGAATATGAATCGTTGTTTGGAAAACCAGATCAAACTACCAAGGATATCATTGAGTCGAACGCTCTGAGCAACAAATGGAATTGGCCTGACGGAAAAGCTGAAGCTAGGATTAGTGGAGATGAAACAATTGCGTCTATTTCTGGCGATCTTGTTAAAAACCTAGATACCTTTGAAAAAAATTATGGCCCGAAAACCATGCAGAAGTATGTTGGGATTATTGATGGAAGAGTTTCCGACATAGAAAAAAAGTTGGCAGGCGCAAGGAATCAAGAGGAAAGAGACGCTTACGCTTTGTTGCAGCGATTTCAAAATACTTTTAACAAATCAGCTTTTGAGCAGTCTGGAAAGGCTGTTACTTTACCCGAAATGCAGAGACTTGTTGCCGCTCTTGGAAATATTAAAAGCAACAACTTTGCAAACGATGTTAGAAATTTTGCAAAAATGTCTGCTGAAGACTTGTACAAAACAATTCGTTCCTCCAAAGATCAATACAGGATTAGACCAGAGCAGGTGAGGCTTGCAAACGAGCTTGTTGAACAATTTAATCTTCCGTTTACACCATTTGGTCAGCAGCAGCAATCAGCTCCGGCTCCTTCAACTGGAGCCGCTCCGTCGCTTCCTCCCGGTGTTACTCCGATTACAAACTCAACGAACGCTGCTTCAGGATTCATTTACATACCGTCTTCCCCTAAATAATCATGGGAACAATTAAATCTCCTTCCGGCAAGGAATACAACTGGTCGAATCCGAATCCACCCACTGAATCGGATTTCAAATCGATTGCTGATTTTGAGGCAGCGCAAGGAATCTCTGCTCAACCTAAGCCATCTCAAGGTCCAGCCACCATCGCTGAAATGCGTCGGCGTGAGGAGCAAGGCTTAGTTGGAGCTTTGCCTCCAGACATGAGCGAAGCGGTAAAACGATCCGCAGAGGTTGGAGGATTGGAGCGGTTTGTTGGTGAGATGGGGCGATTGCCTGAGCCTTCAGGTCAAATTGCGCCTCCAGAATATCAAGGCGGTCGAATTGCCCCGTCTGGACAGCTTACTCCGCTGGCACAAGCTGAGTCTCGCGGAATGCGGCGTGGATTTGCAACCGGACTTCCTATTTCAGCATCTCTTATTTCTGCTCCGTTTATTGCCGGAATGGGTATTGCTACTGGATTGACGACTGAAGCCGGAGTTAACCTTGCAGCGTCAGGGTTGGGACAAACTGTATCCCCAGAACCTTATCGCGCAGGGGAAATGTTTGCTCAGGCAATTCCCAGTGTTCCGGTGGCTCAGCAGGCCAGAAAATTCACACAGTTTACAAAAGAAGCTGGAAGCGGTGTTTTGACTTCTGGCCTTCAGGCTGGCCTTGAAACTCTCGACCAAGATTCTGCTGATTTGTCTGATGTTCTTTTTAGAACCGGACTTGGTGGATTTCTGAGTCCAACTCTAAGTGGGCTTGCAAGGGGTGGAGGTGCTTTGGCAAGAAGCGGATTTGATGTGGGAGCTTGGAGAAGCGGATTTAATTTTAATCCGAGAGCTTTGGCCGCCGAATTGCAACTTCCGTTTACGCAGCAATTTATCAAGGATCGAGCAGAAGACATCAGAAAACAAATGGTTGAACAAGGTTCATCTGGAATGTTTGATCGATTTTCCGGCGATCTTGCTCGCGCTCTTTATTCTCCAAATTCAGGACTGAATCCTCAGCAATTTCAGGAACAAATCAGAAATGCTGTCAGCCAGTCGATGAACACTGCCGGTTCGTCCGGTTTGACTGGGCAAGATCTTTCTGACGCAATAAAAACTGAACTCCAGAAATCGATAGCGGTTCCAGACGAGCAGGCCAATAGGGTTGCAAACGATGCAATCGACGCTTTTGTTGGAGAGTCTGAGGCTCTTCGAAATCGAATCACAAACTTGCGCGACGTTCGAAACGCTTCGCGTGATGCGCGTTTGACGGATGTTGTTCGATCATTAGAAGGTCGTGCAAGTGTCGAGTCTCAAGGACTTCGAGATGAAATTGATCAGCTTAAAAAGCAGCGCGAGTCACTGCCTGTAGAGTCTGTTGAGAGACAGAAAATCGACACTCAAGTCGCTGATTTAAACCAACAGATTTCCAGCATTGAGGCTGGTCGTGCTGCTGGATATGGCCCTGCTGGCGGAATCACGCGAGACTCGCTTGGACTTAAGGCGCAACAGATTGGCAAAGAGGAGCTTGAGGTTTTTAAGAAGGAAAGTGAAGAAGGTTACTCTGATATCAAACCGCAACTTGATGAAGTAAAAATAACCTTAAAACAAATTGACGCTGACGGCAAAGAAGTTGAAGTAGTAAAAACCGCTAATCAACTTAGAGTAGAGCGAAGCAGAATTCTTAAAGAAATTGATTTTAACAAGCAGGTTCAAAAAGCTGATTATTCGGTTTTTGAGCGATTGGAAAAAATTAACGGACAGCTTGATCAAGCATTGGCAAGCAACCTACCCCTAAAAAAGCTTCTTGAGGCTGAAAACAAATTCTACAGTACTGGAATTTCAAGGTTCAAAGGATTTTTTGCAGACAAGATTCTAAGAGAAGCTGGAGAAAAAGGTGGGATGCCGGGAATCGTTGGAACCATTGCTGGCGCAACTGGACCTCAAAATCTGAGGCTTCTAAAAAACCTACTCGGAACTCGATACGACGAGATAAAGCCGGATTTGAGGCAGTTTGTTTTTATTCAGTCACGCGGCGAAAATCCAAATGATTTTCTGAAATCGATTACTGCCGGAAACAGCGGAAAAGCGACTGGACTTCAAAAAGAAGTAATTGACGAATTGTTTCCAGACATTTCTGAGATAACTGATGTTGCCTCAAAGTATAGTTCATTGGTCAACCAAAAGGCAGTTCTTGAAAAACAAGCAAACGAACTGAAAGGTAAAATCGACGCTTTGAAAACAGATGTTTCCAACAACATTTCTGGAGCGCAGGTAAGACTCGATGCTGCAATCAAACAGGAAGGTCAGATTGCGGAAACAAACGCCAAACTTAAGGCTGAGAACATAACGTCAAGGGAGCAGCGGATCATCGACTCTCTTGCGGCCATTGAGGCCAGAGTTCGAGATGCTCGCGATAAAAACTTTGACGTTCTTGATACGATTAAGTTAGACGATGTTATCAGGAACATTGAGACACAAAGCGGAAAACCGCTGTACAAAGCTCTTGAAGAGGCAGTTGTAACAACCAGCAATGCGCGTGGAAGGTTCAACGTAGCGGTTAAAAAAGCATTGGAACCGGGAGGTCAGCTTGAAAGTTTTGAACCTTCTAATCTAATCGATTTCTTGGTTGCTAAGGAAGGTGAATCGCTCAGTTACCGTAGCAAGCAGTTTCTGAAGGCTGTTGGCCAATCAAGACCTGACCTTATAGGAGATGCTCAAAATCTTTTGGTTGGACGTATCATAGCCGAATCAGTTGACGGAAACAAAATCAACACGGCAAAGATCAAAGATCTTGTCGGAACAAGCGAAGCTCCCGGCAAATACTTTGGGATAACCAAGGGTTTGTTTGGAGACGATGGAATCTCTCGCATCACAAAAATCGCAAATCAGTTGGAGCAGGTTTCTGACCTTGGAAAACCAAGCGTCTTCAGAGAACTGGTTTTGCCAGCTTTGGCTGGATTTGCTGGTTATCAGGTTTACGGTGAGACTGGCATGAAAGCCGGTCTTGGTGGATACGCTGCATACAGATTGTTTGGAAAAGGAATTAGCAATGCAACCGCTGCTGCTGTTGGTCGTGTTGTGAAGACTCCTGAATACCTTAACATTGTTTCAAAACCGATTAACGAAGCTACGCAAGCGCAGATGAATCGTTTTGAGCGTCTTTGGCCTAGAGTTTTGAAGATGGAACAGGATAGGTATCAGATGATTAAGGAGGATCTTGAGAAATGAAAACATCCCTCTCCAAAAAAGGTAACACCTATCAGGGCAAGAAGGTGACGCTGAACAAGCCCTTCTACACACCGGGTGAGCGTAAGAAGAGCGCGGTGTACGTTAAGAATCCGGCGAACAAGGTCGTCATCGTTCGCTTCGGCGATCCTGATATGACGATCAAGAAGAGCAGCCCCGGTCGTCGTAAGAATTTCCGTGCGCGGCATAACTGTGCGGAGGCTAAGGACAAGACGACGCCTAAATTTTGGAGCTGCGCCGCTTGGGGTCTGGCGATTGTTCTGTCGGTTCTAACCTCAAACCCTATCTGATTTTATGGACAAGATGAAACTTGGAGGTGGCGGACGTTACGAGAAACTCGTTAGCAGTCTTGAGAGTAAGGGCGTCAAAGACCCGAAGGCTCTTGCGGCATCCATTGGCATGAAAAAATACGGCAAGAAAGGCTTTTTGTCTCTTGCTGCCAAAGGTCGTCGTCGAGCGTTGCGCGAAAAGGCTAACGCTTAGGATAGCGTCCTTTGACGTACGGCTTCTTGGCCGACTCCTTATCGACGACGAACTTCTGTGGATCTGCGTAGTTCCATGAGATGTCGCCGCCCGTACCACGCTGGATCATAATCGATCCGGTGACTTTTCCTTCCTTGTCCGTCATGCCGGAACGATCCGCTCGTTTCGCCATTCCGAGCATAAATTGTCGAGGTTGATTGAAACCAACTTCCTTCATCACAATCACCTCTCTGGCCCAGTTCGTTAAGTCCGACGATCCGAATCCTGAGTAGGCCATCTCTGCCACGCTCTCTGGCTTGTCGTCTCGACCTTTGGGCTTTGGAAAGTGATGAACGAGAATCAGGACTACGCCTGTCTCCATCATAATCGGCTGGAGCAAGTGCCGCGTAAAGTTCGCGCAGACCTCGATATCCGATGGATTGCCGCCCATGTAGGAGAGCAGAGGATCGATGTAAACCACGTCCACCTTAGTCTTGCGAACAAGTCGGCGGAGCATCGTCGCGAAGTCTGAACCAGTCCTAACCGTCTCGCGGAAGAATAACATGTTCGCACTCCGAAGACCTCGCTCCCAGTTCTCCTTGCCAAAGGTCATCTGAGCAGCGCCCTTGAGCGCATCATGCTGATCGGCGATGTCGTTTTCCGCCTGAATGTAAGCTACTTTTAGCGCACGGACGGGCTTTACGCCAAACCAAGCTTCGCCGGACGCCCACTTCAGACCCTGATACGCGGCCATCGAGCTTTTGCCGCATCCACTTTGCCCCACAAAGAGAAGTGATGATCCACGCCGAACCCATCTATCGCCGATCAAATTGTCAGGATCATTCTGCGGGTCGTACTCGATGATGGCATCTATCGAGAACTCCATCGGCATGTCCTGCGCGTCCATGTCGTCCTTGAACGCTTCCCAGTTCACTGCGCCCACATTGACGGCTAAGAGCTTCTGCTCCTTGCCATCGCGCAT